GGGTATTAAAAAGTACTAGAAATTAATTTAGTCTAAAACTTCTATTATTCTGTTTCTTTTTAAAATCAACAAATTTAAGATATTTCTATACACTCATTATCCTCATTAAAAAATGCTCCTAATTTCAATATTTGTCTTTCTATATCGTCCACATAAATTTTTAATTTCGTAATTTTAAAAGAATAAGGTACTGTACCCGTTAATATTATAGGGACTTTTATATATTTAGCATCATCTATACTTGAATTTATTGTTCTATCTACATTCGTTATGGTTAGATTATTATTCGAAACAGTTTGAGAAAAAACATATACTGAAGATAGTATTTTTGTATATTTTCCATTGTTTAATTTTCCTGAAGTATCAGAAAATATTTGTCCTCCTTCAGTACTTCCGTCTGTCATATTTGTAACATCAGTTCCTTCAAATTCAAAACTTACAACTGAATTTTTTTGTATATCTTCCGAACTCTTTATAAGAGCGGTTAAATGAATCATCGAACCATTAAACTGTTTAGTTACGGTAACTGTTTTTCCTACATAATCTATAATTTGCTCAATAGCAGTTGCAGTTATAATTATATCTCCAATCACAGAATTAACATTAATTATACCATCATTATAAACAGTAGATGTCACATCAGTTCCTCCCATTGTAATTGTTATATTTTCTAATGTATAACCATTATTAGCAGTTAAAATTGCTGAATAACTATTGTTTTCTTCTATTGTGCCATCGGAATTTGAGTTAATACAATTAGTTAAATTATTAGTTATAGTATAATATTTTGCAATTCCACTAACAGTTATATTGCAAGTTGCTGTTTTTTCTCCACATTTTGCAGTTATTACACATTCTCCATTTGATATAGGAGTAACAACTCCATTTTCTACAGTACATATTCCACTTGGAGATACACTCCATGTTATTGCATCGGTAGTGTTTGTAGGAGTTAATGTTGCAGTAAGTATTTGTGTATCTGTGCTTGTAAATGATAATGTTGTATTATTTAATGTAATATTAGTACAAGGTATAGATGTTGGATTTTCAGTACTTTCTGTATATACATATCTATAAGTATTAAGTACATAATTTGCTAAATTCTTTCCAACTATTTCGTGTCCTAAATCATTCCAATGACATCCATCTTTAGTAAATATATTTTTATTTGTATTATTTTGAGGATAAATTCCACTTATAGCATAATTATCATATACATTTATAGCATATTTTTCACAGACCTCTTTCATTGCCTTTGATACTTCATAACTTGTAATGCCATTTTTATGAGGATATGCAGTTTGATAATGTGGTGTTATAAATAAAATTATTTTAGTTGGATATTTTGTTTTCAATAATGAACATAAATTATCATAAGAACCATATATAGTATCTGTCGCAGTATCTCCAATAGTTCCTAATGGTGTACTAAAATTTTCATCATTAACACCACACATAACAAATATTATATCTCCTGTTGCAGTAGTAGAATTAACTTTATTATATACGTCTGATATTTTATAACCACTCACTCCGAAATTTTCATAAGAAGTTAAACCTAATATTTCTTGTATCCATTTATGATAACCTTTCGTATACTGGAAATTAACCTCTGTTAAGCTATCTCCATAAAAAGTTGCCTTTTTACCTTTCCACACTTGATTAAATGAAATAGGATTTTTTTCTAAATATGAATTTACGGAAGTATTAATTTGCTCTTGAGTAGGTTGTCCAACATTCTCTATTTTGTGCGCAATATCTTTAAATTGCGTATCAATTTTACTTGATGACCAAGTTTTATCAGTAGCAGTATTACTATCATCTATTGAAGTACCACTACCTGTAGGTAAAGCAGTACCATCATCTAATTTAGTACCATCTGATTTAGTAAGATATAATTTGCCATCTTCAATAGTAGTTTTTTGTACTGCATCACTTTTCTTTTGATAATCTGTTAAATCTCCACCTTGTAAAGATTTTACTTGTTCTATTAATTGCTTAAGTATAGGTAAATCTGGACTTGATGATGTTTCTTGATTTAAATTAGTTAATATACTTCCGTTTACTGTGTAACTTGAACTTGAAGTTGTTATACTTTCGTCATTATTTTCTACTTTACTAGATACTTCAAATTCAAAAGTATAATTACCGACTTGATCAGTAAATTCATCTGGCAAATCAATCTCAAATAATGCATTATCTTCATTTAATAAAGTTGCTTCGATTGTTTTGTATTGCTTTGTTTTAGGCTTTATTACATTTAATGTGATTTTATAATCAGTAGCATTTTGAACAGTTACATATTGACTTATTAATTCATTTGTACTCATATTAATAACAAGTTGCACAAACATATTAGAAGTCTTTTTATCTGTATTCCAAAATGTCATCTTTGGTACGTCTATTGTTCCTTCTTTTACATTGATTTTTATTAAATAATCTCTGTTTAAATTAGTTGTGTTACCCATTTGTTGCCTCCTTATTGTATTGTAGCAGTTATTGTGCAATTACCTGCATATGTAGCATAATGCGTTTTATCATATGATGCTTGTACTCCAAATCCAGAACAAGTTCCTGCTTTAATTGCATTTAATACAGTTGCATCTGTTATTTCTATAGTTTTAGTTGTGTTTACTGTCATTGTAAATTCTTTACTCCATCCAGATGTAAATATAGGAGCAGTAGAAGGCTGCATTGTATGATTGTGCATTTTTAATACTCCAGTAACATTTCCATAAATACCACTTTGTAACCTACTAACAGTTAATGATATTTTAGTGATATTCTTACCTTTTAATTTACTTGCAAATTGATTTCCAAATAGCCAAATTCCATCACAATCTCCATATCCATAGTCACCTTGACGAACTGTATTATCATTCTTCCATCCTGTGTAAACATTGTGTCTATAACAGTTTCCACTATTACTTTCAAATGTAACTGTAGATGTAGCAGTTGTAGTATTTGTGTTTTCCCCGACATTACTTGTATTATCTTTTGTTATTCCATTTTCTGAATATATAATTTGAGAAGAATTATCTTTTACGATTGTTCCATTTATCGTTGTTCCATCATCTATATATATAGACCCACTAAACATAGCATTATATGAATTACCATTTACCTTACCATTTGTATTAGTTGAGAATATTCTTCCGCCTCTACTTGCAAGCATACCATTTTCACTACCACAAATTTTACTACTTTCTACATCTACATAAGAACCTCTTATAGAACCTAATGCATAATTTTTAGCATTATCTATTTTTCCATATGTTTCTAAATTATACACCGCCACATATGGGCAATTTCTAAAAACCATTGCAAAATTATATCCATCTTGAGTTATTAAATCGCTTGGTTGTATAGCAGTACTACTACCAGAAGTTTGATAAACTTCCTCTTTTACCATGTAAGAAGTATTTGTACTCATCCATCCAGACTTTCCATTATAAGTCGTATAACCCCAGCCATTACTGTTGAAATCTGTAAGTAGTAAAACTGCACCTGCTGGAACGGTCTGAACTATATTGTAAGAAGTATCTCCGCCTTCTCTCATATTTACATTACCTGTAGTTTTGTAATTTGATACTAGAACTTGAGAAGTTGTTCCTGTACCTTGTAATAATAATTGAGCGCTACAATTTTCCCCAAAGACATATCCATAATTATTTTTAGCAAAATAAATATATAGTGTTCCTCCGTTGAAACCTTTAATAGTTATATTTTCGTACAGTATTGAACTTACTGTTATATTAACTGTATATCCATTTAAATTCTTAGGAATACTTTCAATAGCAGTTTGTAATGAAGTAAATGTACCATTATTTTCAAATATATTACTTGCATTTGTTAAACTGTTATCTACTGTTAAAGCTATATCAGATATAACCCCGCTTAATCCTTCTCCACAATTTATCTTTGATACATTCAAAGATTCAGCAGTAAGAACTCCAGAAACATTTAAACCATCTACTTCTAAATTAGATGAAATTTTACCTGAATCAGCCTCAATATCGCCCTTAAATTTACCGTTAACAGCCTCAATACTTCCATCTTCTAATATTTTAAAATATCCATTAGCAGTAACCAATCCTTCTAATTTAATATTATCCGCTGCTATATTTATATTTTCTGATATAGCAGTTAAAGCTTTGTCTGTAAGAATTAAATTACTTTCTGTACTATTGCTTGCTACTATCATACTTATCTTTTTAGCATTTTGTTCTATTTGCGATGCATTAGTTTCTAGAGAATCTTTAGTCGCATATGTTTCTTTTACAGTTGCCTTAATATTATTTTCTGTTTGTAATAATTGAGAAGTAAGGTCTGTATTATTTGTGTAATTATCTGCTAAATCTTTCTTTACACTTGATACAGTGCTAGATACTTCACCTATCTTTGCCTGTAAAGTAGTATCTAAGTTTGTAACAGAATCTTTTGTAGCATATTCTTTAGATATAGAACCAGTTATCTCATCAGCTTTTTGTGTTATCTGAGACGTAACTTCGGAGGTTGTAGAATAATTATCATCTAGGTCTTTTCGTAATGATGCTACTGTGCTTGTTATTTCATCTGTCTTTTGTTGTATCATAGAACCCATTTCTGTAACAGAATCTTTTGTTGCGTATGTACTTGCTACAGTATTTGTAATTTCAGTAGCTTTTTGTGTTATTTGTGATGTTGTTTGTTTTTTATTATAATAATCATCACTTACTTCTTGTTTGAAATCTGTAACAGTAGATGATATTGTATCTACAGTTTGTTTTAAATCAGAAAATGCTACTTGTACACTTTTCTTTTCACCGTCTATTTCTATTTCTCCACCACTAACCAAAGATTCAATTTTTTTATTTTGTTGATCTATAGTAATTTTAACTTGATTTAGCTCTGGTACATATTCGCCATTAATAATAACATTGTCGTTATCATCTAAATAAATAGAGTTATTAACACCATTGTTTGTAAGAATATCAAGTATACTTTTCTTATCTGCATCTATTTTCTTTATTTCTATATCTTCTATACGCTTTATTATCGTACTATCTTTTATAGATTGAAAAGTACGTAATGTATCAGCGTAACAGTTATTATAATCTACGTATGCCTCTTCTAGTAGTGCTTGTGAGCCTTCTGTGACTTCTTTACTGTCTAAAATATCTGTTAATACCTTAATTATGTTGTTATAACTTTCATTGTATTTGTCATAGCTTTCTTTTACACTCATTCAATCACCTACTTTTTCTTAACTCTAGCTATAAATAAAATAGTTTCTGCTATATCTGCTATTGGTGTTATTTTAACTCCATTTTCACATTTAGTAGATTCTAAAACAGATAAAACTCCATCTTCTTCACCTATAAAAATACTAACGTGTGATACATTCATATATCTGTTATTGTCTGTTTCATTATCTTTTGAAAAAATTAAATCACCAGCTTCTAAGTTAGTAAAATTAGTTAAATCTGTTCCATGTAAAGCCCATCCATTTGATACACAATATTTAGCTTGATTTGCGGCTAATCTAGGTAACTTAAAGGCCCAACTAAGTAAACTATTTTTCTTTATAGAAGTCATATTGTGATTGTTATAAGGAGTATCTTTATAATTTAATCCCATATATATAAACTGTGTTAATGTACTACCGTCTATTTGATTTTTATTTCGTGTGCTGTCATACCATTTACTTAAATTAGCTTTAGGGTTAGTAAAATTAGCAGGTGTTACTATGGCTGTAGTAGAATATTGTCCAGCATATTCTAAATCTGTATGATTTAAATAAGTTTTACCTAACTCTACTACCTTTTGTCTCCCTATAAAATCTGTAAAATCTTCATATTCCTTAGCTTCTAAAACTGTAACTAATCCATAATAATCAGATTTTATAGTATCTATTGTGTTTTTCATTATAACTATTTTGTATGTACTGTTAGCTTTTGGAACTAACTGTCCATTAATGCAATCAGTTCCTTCTAAATAACAATTATCTGGTTGACTATATTTAAAATCTGTAGAGGCGGTAAATTTAAGTCTGCAATAAAAACTATCTACAACATTATTTGGAAGTTCAAATGTTAAGCTATCTAATGTATCATAGTAATAATTTTTCATGGATTGTAAACTCTCATTTACTTTTTGATTTACAGTATCATCTTTTTTATTATCGCCATCTTCAGTTTCTCCAGTATCTGAACTTCCTGCATCGGTACTTGTATTACCAGTAGTTGTTGTAATTTTATTTTTAATATTGTTTAATAATACTTTATAATCATCTTTTGTTTTTAAATGTACACCGTCTGCTGTTATACTAGATTTTAATAATCCATTTTCTACTAAATTAGTACTTATATCAATTTGATATACATTTTCATGTTCGTTACAATAAGTAGCAATTTCACTATTAAATGTGTCTATAGCTTTGTTATATTCTACATAGCCACTAAAACTTGAACCTACATGTAATTCTTTTGCCACAAATATAGGTCTGTTAGGATATTTAGTTCTTAAAAGTGAAAGTAACGCTTTTAAACTGCTGTATCCACTTTGATAAGGGTCATTCACTCCTAAATGTACAAATACATATGGAACATCTGAAGGATAAGGAGTTGAATCAGAATAAGAACCAACTTGAACATTTTTAAGTAATTGATTTCCACTATAAAAATGATAGGCACTAGCACCTATCACACATTTACTTATTATATTGTTCCCTTCATCTGTTGTTGTATCATCTATTGTAGGCTCATTAACATCTGTTTCTTGTAAATCTTTAGGTCTTATAAAGAATGCTGTTTTAAGTGTGCTATAACCACTTACATTAGAAATTTTAATTGCATTTGGTACAGTTGCCCATTGACTAGCATGTGCCATTTGGTCATCTCCGATATAAACTCCGATGTGATGTGTAGCCAATAGTTTTCTATTATCCATCTCTGCTTGCGTAGGAACATGATTCCCATTACAGAACATTATACAATCACCTGGTTTCGCTTTTGCTCTACCTTCTGCATTAGCAAGCCACATCATACCGCCATTATTGACTATTTCTGACATAATTGTTCCACCAGAACAGTTGCCGTTATACAAAGAAGTTAATCCTGCGTTTTTATAACAACATGATGAAAAAGAAGAACAGTCATATCCTATAACACCTTTGCCATTATTTACACTTGTAGATATTCCATAATAAGAAGAACCTGCTTTTTTCCATACTCCTGTACCCATTTTAACTGTAGTATTAGGACCTATATATATTCTCTTTGTATCATCTATTGTTCTTGGATATTGACTATAAGATGCTAAGCCATCTTGATGTAATTTAACTATTTCTTTAGCTTTATCTACAATTTTAGTTCTAGTTGCTGTTAGTTTAGTACTGGTTGCATAAGTTACAGGATTACTTTCTTTTGCTGTTGTAGCTGTTGTTTTGCCTGATACTCCATAACCTAATTTATTCCCAAAACTATCAAATACATAAGGTAATTGTCCATTTTCGATTTTATACCAAGCTAGATAACCTTCTACATTGTTAACAGTACCGCCACCACCGTTATTTTTATATACTTGTCTCCAGTTTGCAAATTCAAATCCACCATTTTCTAATACTTCATATATCTTTTTCTGTGCTGCTGCTGATTGTGCTGAAATAGAATTTCTATTTACAAATGTATAACCATATGTATCACAAACATATCTACTTACTATCCAATACATAGCACCTACGCCCATGTTATAAGAAATTAAACCAGCAAATATGTTATTGTGTGCATATGTAAATGCTTGTCTTAATTCATTACATCCAAGCATTACTTGGTTAGATATATTTTTATCTACTGTTATCCCATTAAGTATAATTGTTCCACCACTTCCAGGTTGCATAGTGCTATAAGAAGGTGTAAAACTTTGTCTCGTTCCATCTATAAATTTAAGTGTTATTGTTTGATTAAAGAATACACTTCTTTCACATCCCATAAGGCCATAACCAGAACCTGCAGAAGAACCATGTGCATATGGATTTCCACTAGATTCGGCCATTATCATAGCAAGTGTTATGTTTGGATCAAGTCCAAATCTTTGTGACCAGTATTTTGCTATAGTAGAAATTTTATATTGATTAGAACTAGATGCTAATTTTTCATATGCACTTGGAGATGTTGCTATTTTGCTTCCGATATTTATAGAATTATATAATGCTAATGCTTTCTTATAATCATCTGTTGTAACTGTTCCTGGTTCTGTAGTTGTATCACTTCCAGTTAATTTAAATAGATTATATTTTCTCATAGCAGATATTCTACTATCACCTAACCATAATCCACCTTCTATAGTCTTAATTAAAACATCTTTATTCCCACCAGTTCCAGGTTTGTTATCTTCTCCAGTACCAGGATTATTTAATATTTCAGAAAATAATTTATCTATAGTTTCTTTGTCTATACCTAGTTGCCTCATATACTGCTTAATTATTTCTATTTCTGCTAATGTTAATTTACCTATATTAAGTCCTAATATATAATTTTTTAAATCTTCTAGAGTATCATTTTTAGTTATCATATTAGAGTATGCTTTTTTGTAATTAGCAAATTCACAAGTATTTTTAGAACTATTAGTAAAACTTATTTCAAGCTTGTTAACTCTAGCATTTAAAGTTAAATCTTTTGGATATTTTCTATCTTTTATACTTATCGTATCACCTAAATTAATATTTCCATTAATATAAGCTACTTTGCATTCATAATCTAGTTTAGGTTGCTTACGTTCTTGTAAATCTTCGTATGCCTTTTCTAGTAATGTATAAGCATCTTCACAAGCATTATCTTCATATATACCATATATATATTTTTCTGGAGTACCATAGATAGCATTCGCCATATTATCTGCTATAAAATTAGCTCCTCTTGGTTTATCAGAAGGTTTACCAGCTTCTATACTCCATTCAACTTCACGAAAATCTAAATCATCTTTACCTACACCTATAATAGCTGTGCATAAATTTGTTACATCTTCTTTTCTTGTAACACCTTCTAAATTATAACTATCTTCAAATCTTGCTCCGGTATTTTTACCAATTTCAGTATATAAGTCAATGTACATTCCTGTTACTTTGTTATTATCAACTTCTATTCGTATATTCATTTCTGCTTTAAATGTTTCTAATTGTTTAGTTAATGTTTCATATACAGAAGTTGTTTTATCTATAGTTATTAAAGCTGCATTTTTATCTACTTTGGGATCCACATATCCAACTTTAAAATCCGTATCTTGCAATATTGTAGTAAGAAATGTAGTAGCATTACAGTTATTCAAAGTTGTTTCTTGTAATACACTATTGTATAAAGTTAAAGAAACAGATTCACAATAAACATTAGTTTCTGCATAACCTTCAAGGTCATTTGTTTCTGTCATAGATATAATAAATAAATAATATTTATCTAAATATTTGAACAATATATAATTACCAGCTTTAATAGATTTATCCGTTCTTTCATTTAAAACAATAGAAAATTCGAAAGTAGATGCTACATTGATTTCTTGTGTAAACATATCATCATAGAACATATTATCTGTAGTTCCTGTATTAGAAATGACATCTATTATTCTTTTGTTTTTATTCAATACGCTTAATGTTATATTATTCAATCTATCACCTACTTATTTAATCGAATTTTTCTGTGAAACTAATAGCAGCAGATACTTGCGTACTGCATGATGTTGCTACAGAAATATTATTTTTACCAGGACTTAAAGGGAAGAATATACTTCCTACATCTAAATATTGCATAAATTCATCACCATTTTTATACACTTTATTTTCAAAACAATCTATATTAACAATATCTCCTTGTTCGAATATTATTTGATTGTATTCCTCTGGAACTTCTGGTGTAGAATTAGTTACATATAGCACATTCATAGCCATATTTTGTATAGCATAACTTCCATACCCAGCCATATAAATAACTATATAAGCTAAATCTCCAGTTGGATATTTACTATTTGTTAAATTGTCTGCCATTATTGTTTTTGTTACATTACCACTTTTATCTCTTTTATTAACTTTAACTCTCCATACTCCGTCATTTCTTTTTATATTAAAATTTCCATAGAAATGATTCCAAGCTGAACCAGAATCTCCGGAATCTATTTTTATCCTATTTCCATCTTCATCAATTTTCACTTTAGGAGTAGGACAATTCGTTGCATCTGTTAATACTTTAGTAGAACCAATAAACATACTTGGTATAGTGTGCTTATAATAGTAGTTATTATCTAATAATTGACACTTAAATAATTTATTGTTTTGTGAATCAAAGCCATATAACTCTAATAATCCCATTTTAGCCGAATCTGCTGTATTTTCTTCTGCTTTATCATCTGTATCTTTCCCGACTATAGTTATAGCCGAAGAAGATGCTAATTTAGTTACATAACTCATATTTACATAACCTGTATAGCTTTTATATGTTGTTTTACCCCAATTACCAGCTATATCTGTTATCTTAAGTGAAGTTGATTTTGGAATTGTTGCTAAAATCTTATATTTAGTTCCTCTACCAGTTCTCATATTAAGATTTGCTGTTGTTTTGTAGTTATATGCTGTAGAACTTGATGAAATTATTTGCATATAAGTCATAGAACAATATCCTGTTACACCATTATAAGTAACTTTTCCCCATCCACTACTTATATCTGTTACTGTTACTATTTTGCCATATGGTATAGCCCCAAGTTTTTTATATCCTGTTCCTCTACCTGCTCTTATATTCAAAGAAACATAAGCAGTAACTTTATATTGATTGGAAGAAGTTGATCCACCTCCACTAGTATCCCAATAATCAGAATAAAATAAGAAATAACCGCTAACTTCAAAGTTTGTAATATTCTCTGGTAAATTTCTTCTATAGCAAGCACCATGCCATCCATCTCCAGTACTTGTTATATTAGGTGAAAACATGCGCCCTGCTTCGTTTATTATTAATGTATCTCCTGTAGCCCCTTCATCAACTACATTACCAGTAGAGGTCCAGTTAGATAAACTTTCGCATTGTTCATTTATTATTGTCTTTTGTTCTGTCGCTTGTTGTAATCCTACTTTTGGATAACTTCCCAATAAAATAGACCCATTATCTGAGTCTATTTGTAAAAAAGTAGAATCCTCTGGAAATTCTACACTTATTTTAGGATAAGCATCGACATCACCCTCATTTACTAATTCTTCATCTGATTTTTCATCATATACTTTTGTATCACCTTTATAAAAATAAGGGTCTGCACAATAAAATTTAATTGTACCTTTTCCAAAGTAACTATTGTCTGAAATAAATACATCTGAATAATCGTATGTTTTTACTACTGCATTTATATATTTATCTTCTGTTTCTATGTATAATTTTGATTCTTCTCTATTTTTAAAACAATCTTTTAAATCATCTACTGTTTGTATATAATCATTTGCATTTTTTGATCTAACATTGAATGTTAAAGTTATTTCTCTACTATTTTCTCTATTAGAAAAATATATATCTCCGTCTCTTCCACTTATTGTTTTGTATGTTATTTCACGTTCTGGAATAGATGGCATTTCAACCGAAACTACTCCAAAACCCGAAAATTCAGAAACGATAATATCGTTATATTTCAAGAAATATGCCATCTATTTTTTCCCTCTCTTTCTGCTGTTTTTCTTATCTAAAATAGTTAACTCTCCGTCCATATATTTTGCTGATGCTTTTGCTAATACTTTTCCATCAAGTGGTAATACTATTTCAAAATAAGTTGCTTCATTGTTTGCATTATGTTTAGTTGAAGTATTATCTAAATTTAATCCATAACTATCATTTGCCATAGCATAACCTAGATTATTACCTACCGCCATTGCATTTAGAGTTGAAAATGCAACTGTAGATAAATTTGATAAAGAAGTAGCTTTACTACTTGCTTCTACTGTTTTAACAGTCTTTGTTACATTAACTCTAGTACTTAATGTTCTATTTGTAGCACTAGCTATTTTACTCATATAACCACTTACAGAGCTATAAGCCTGTGCCATTTGTGTTTGTATAACTTTACGCAAAGATATAAAACTTCTAGTAGCATTATTTCTAGCATTAGATGATTGTGTATTAACCACCTTATTAATAGATATCATCTTGCTTGTAACAGTCTGTCTAGCTTCAGATATTTGAGTACTTATTACTTTTCTTAAACTTATAAAACTACTTGTAGCACTATTTCTAGCATTTTGAGATTGATTCTTTACTATGTTAGCTATGTTAACAAATTGATTTCGTGCAATATTAGCACATGACACAAAAGATGTTCTAAGAGAATTATTTAGACCATTAAATGCTGTAGATAAATTCTTTTGACATGTTTGTGCTGTTTTACTAAGACTTTGTAATGCTTTATCTAATTCTTTAGCTTTATTAGCATCCAAATTCTTAAACATATCATCATTTTTATCTCCAATTCCGAATAAATCTTTAAAGAAATCAACAACTTTATCTTTTAAACCACCAAGCATATCGAAAAAGTCACCGATATGATCCAAAATACCTTGTCCTACACCAGTGATTAAGTATTGACCAACTTCATCTGCCATAACCCTTGAAGGAGAATGTATTCCAAATTTATCTTTAAACCAGTCAATAATATTTTGGACAACATTACCTATAATTTCCGAAAGGTCAGGAATTCCTAAGCCTTCCATAATACCATTTACAATTTCAGTACCTATATTTGATCCTCCACGTCTAGATTTTGTTGCTAGTTCTTGTAAAAATTCTTCGAGATTGAAATTTTTTGCTAATGTAGATGGTAAATTTTTAATATTTTCTATAGTGGAATCCCATAATCCACTAATTCTTGCTTGGAAATCTTGTCTTATGCCGTCTATAAATCCTTTTATGAATGCTGTACCCACATTATTGCCTAACGCATATATATTATGTTCGTTTGCTGCGGACCAAGTATTTATTATTTCATATATATCAGTGCAAGCGGTATTTATTTCGCTTCCGTTTTCTTTAATACCATCACCTATAGCTTGTAATATTGTTAATCCAGCTTCTTTAACTTGGTCTTTATTTTGATGAATCCAGTCACATATTTGTTTTATAGCTGAGCTTATAGCTGTAGTTAAATCTTCTTTACTATTTACGATTCCATCACAGATGCCAGTAACAATAGATGTCCCTATGTCTAATATGCCTTTCATAGAGCCACCAGTAATAAATTGTTTTGCATTAGCTACCATATCTTCTATTACTTGTGGTATTTGTTTTGCAGCCTTTTGCACACTTTTAACTAAACCTAAAGCCATACTTCCATCACTGTTTTTATATCCACCTAATAATGCTTTTTCTATACCTTTATTTTGCCAAGCTCCAAAGAATTCAGCTAATGTTTTCGAAGCTCCTTTAATACTGTCTTTAAGCCTTTCAAATACTTGTATTGCTTTACCTTCTATTGCACTTGCAAGTGATAATAAAGAACCTTTTGTATCTGCATCCATAGCTTTGGCCATCTTAGAAGATAAACCTTCTATAGTTTCTAAATTCTTTTTATACTTTTTAAAGTCTTTATCAGACATTTTACATACTTCTGTTACTTCATCAAAAGAATCTGCTAGACCTAAATTTTCAAGTGCAGCTTTTCTTTGATCATCTGTTAAATTCTTAGTTGTTTCTCTTAAATATTCAAGTTTTTCACCTGCAGTTAAACTAGATAAGCTTACATGTTCAGCTGTTAAACCATATTTTTTTAATATTTTATTAGCTTCTTTGTAAGACATATTAGCTTTTAATTGACTTTCTATTTGTTTCTTTTGTTTTTGTGTAAGCCCTGATGTATCACTATCTATTTTAGAAATAGTAGAATCATAATCATAACCACTTTTTACATTCTTAACTATTTGATTCTTTGTATCTTTCATAGCTCCACCAAGTTCACGCCATTTTTTAGCTGTATCACCTGTAGCATTATTCATAGATTCAAATACATCTAATAAGTCATCCATATTTTCTTTAGTTATTTTTCCATCAGAGCCTAATAATTGTATTGCTAGTGCTAAATCTTTTGTACTTAATCCTAATTCAGTTGCTCTTTCTTCTGTATCAGAATATACTTGTTTAAAGTTTTCTATTATATCTCTAGCTTGTTGGCCTTTTTTACCCATAACAGACATATTTTCATTCCAAAACTGTACTGTAGATGTAGAGTTTTCTATAGAATCTGATAATTCATTCCAAGCATCTTCTCCTTGACTTAACATTGCTAATATACCTGGAGCAGCATTTTTACCTGCTATAGCTGTAAGTAAAGCTACTTTTTGTGATTTTGCCATGCCATTCATTGCAGTCATAAGAGATTTAACTGTAGCTTCTAAATCTACATTTCCATCAGCTGTAGTTTTTAAATAACTTCCTGTTTCATCTGCTGTCATACCTAATTTTTTAAGTGCAGCTTCCATTTTGTCTGTAGGTGCTGCCATATTAGCCAACATATTTTTTAAAGACATACCTGCCTTTGAACCTTTTACCAATTCTGTTATCGTTAGGCTCTTTATCCTAACTTCTGCACGTTTCCTATGCAGTTCAGACTATCTCTTTACCTTCAACTTTACTTGTTAAGGTATCAACCGTTCGTGGATATTTCTGCATATAAAAAGACACTCCTTTGAGTGCCTATTACTTAGCTTACTTTATCTAGTCGTTACACGTTCTTGATATTTCTATCAAGCTTCGCTCGATATTGCCATGTTTATATTTATCAATTTCTTTAATTAAATCACAAATTATTTTTTCTTTAAATGTTTCAAATTTCTGGTGCCTATTGTATTTAATTCTTATTAAAGGAATTTTATTTTCTTTGCAAAATTCATTTTTTATTTTATCATTGAGTTGTTGCTTATTAAAATTTTTTAAAGCTTCAATCTCTGAACCAAAATTAAATTTTACTGTTTCGTGTTGCTTTCCATCAAATTCAATAAGGAATATTAATTTATTATTTTCAAATACTGCAAAATCAAAAGGTAATGCTCTTTTATTTTTACATTCCTTTATTCTATATTGTTCTATGTAGTTATAATTATTTAAATCTAACCATTCTTTTATAACCTGTTCTCCTTTAGAACGATTTTTACATGAACATCTTATATTTGTATATATAAAACCATACGGAGATACTTCAAATACTCTACCACATTCTAAATGTTTTAAAATCAATTTGGTTTTAGCATTAGTATATCCTTTTATGATTTCATAATTTTCTTTCGAGCAAATTTTCTCAAGAAGCTTATTTTTTTCTTTTGGTTTCCCTTGAGTTTCAATATTACTTTTAGCTGACTTTATATATCTTTCATTAGGGCATCTATTTCCTCTTAAAAAATCTTTTGGAGTCATTTCAAATTCATTGCCACATTTATTATGTTTAAATTTTACTTTTTTAGTTGCCCCTTGATATTCACTTAAGATAGAATATTCATCCCCTGTTAGATTATAAACTTCTTCTTTAAATTTTTCTGTTGTTTTAAGTATATTGTTAGCGCATTTAGGACATCCATGACCCTTCCATAAAGGTTCTGGATTTGCATCCCATATATAACCACATTTTTTACATTCAACTTTTACTTTTGTTCTTTTATTCTTATAATTACCTAAAACATTAATGTTTCCTTTTGAATTTTCTTTTACTCTATTTTCAAATTCCTCTTGTGTTAATTTCCTTACCATATAAGCACCCCCTATAATATATATTATAGCAAATACTTACGTAAAAAGAAATGATAAATATAAATTTAGGGTTCCATCGACTTAGATTGATAATTTTTGCTATCAATTTCTTGATAACCGAGCATATATGTTTACCCGCATTTGCCATCAGTCCGATAGCAGTATTTAAATCAGTTACATTTACTCCTAACGTACCAGCTTGTGCACCACATTGAGTTAATGCATATCCATATAATTCTACCGTTGTATTACTTCTTGTAATAGTAGAAGCTAATTTATCAACAAAATCACTTGCTTGATTTGCTTCTAATCCAAGCGCTGTTAAATCATCAGTCACAATGTCACTTGCTGTTGCTAAATCTGTGCCAGATAATATACTAAGATTGACTACGGAATTAATTCCACTTAACATCTCCGATGCGTTCCAGCCTGCCATAGCCATATATTCAAACCCTTGTCCAATTTGATACGCCTGGAATCTAGTCGTAGAACCTAATTGCTTAGCTCTATTGGTTAATTGTGATAATTGATTACCTGTAGCTCCACTTAATTGTTGTACTTTATTCATTTGTGTTTCAAAGTTAATACCAGCAGTAGCAAGTCCTTGTAATGTTAATGAAAATTCTGTTATAGTTTCAAAAGTTGTTTTAATTGAAGTTCCTAATGCTGTAATTGCATTTGTAATAGGAGAAAGATTATTTTTTATATTCGTTAATCCTTCAAAGAATCTTTGCTTTCCAGCATCATAAAGTTTTTTTAATGCTCCTACTAATACAGTAACTGCTGATACTATAGCTTTTACATTCCCTGGAATAGGTAATGAAGCAGAACTTATCTTAGAAAAAGCTTCAGAATAATTTCCACTTTTAAATGATGAAAAAGCACCTGTTAAGTTACTTATAGTATCTTTAAGCTTTCCAGTTGAACTGTTAGCACCTGTAGCTTTATCTTTTAAACTCGACATGGTTTTATTTACATTTGATAATGCCTTATCTTTTATCGAGTTAATTTTATCTTTCAAGCTAGTAAACTTCTTTGTACTATCTGTGGCTTTTTTACTAGTTTCAGCTACTTTTTTATTTATTTTATCAACTTGTTTAGTAGCACTTTCTAGTTTTACATTATTTACATTTTTTAAAGTTTTGCTTGCGTTTTTAGTTGTATTGTTTAATTGCTTAGTTTTATTATTAATTTTATCAACCTGTTTAGTTACATTATCAAGTTTCGTATTTCCAGCAGTTTTAGTTTCTGTTTTAAATTTTTTTACTTGCTTAGTAGCATTGTCTATTCCAGATTTAAATTTAGATATGTCTGCTGAAATCTTTACTTTTATTTGTTTTTCAGTCATTTAATCACTTCTCCATTTCACTAAACATGTCTAAAATTTGCTGTCTTTCTTCTTGTGTTATTCTGTTTTTATTATTTTTATCGTTCTTATCTTCCTCAAATATATCTATATATTCAAATTTTTTACCACCTAAACACTGTCCAATAGCATTTAAAGTAGCATAATAGTTATAATAGTATAATTGCTTTTGCTCTTTTTCATAACCTTCTAATGCTAATCTAGCTTCTTTATAAGTTAATCCATAAAAAACAGTAGGTGACATACCCATGCCACCTACTAATTTTTTAAACAGATTTTCAATTATATTAATAAAACTAGGCTTTTCTACTCCTGCTTTCCCTCGGCATCATCTTTGTTGTCGGCATCATCTAATGCTCCAAGGCTTTGTGCTAATACTTCCATTATAACTTCTAATACATCATTTATTTCATGTCCTTCTTCTATAAACTTATCCATTAAATCTCCAGCTTTATTTTCTGTGATTTTTTTTCTTTCTGCTTTTAAAGCATAATAGAAGAACTTTCTTATTGTCGGCATATTAAAATTAACGCTATCTAAATCCATTACATCTATACCGTCATTCGCCATGATGCACATCGTATTTGTAGTGAATTTTAATACATATTCTTCATTACCTATTTTTAGTATTTTACCTGTCATATTTTATTTCCTTTCAATATTAAGTTGCTATTATTGTGTTTCTTGCTGTCCTGTAGTTGATTTATCTTCTAGTTTACCAGCTCCTACTAAAGACATAGAATATTTAACTAAATCTTCATACGGAGCATCTAGATCTAATTCTGTTATATAAGCTTCACCTTCTAGGTTCATACTTCCAGATTTATTTTTTATAACTGCTTTTATTTCTGAACTGTTTAAAAAAGCAGTTTGTGCAGCTTTATATCCTGCATCATTAAGATAAACAACTCCATCACAATCTGCTGACCATTGTTTAGCACCAGATATATTTATATACCAGTCACCACTATCTTTTGAAGATGCGTCTATAGTATCAGCTTGCATTTTTATAGATGTGTTTTGTTGTCCTCCTATTGCTGTATCTCCAGCGTATAATAAAAGGTCTACACCTCTTACTACTTTATCTTTTATTGCTGCTTCTGCCATGCTATCACTCTTTTGCTATTTTATTTGTGTATTTATTTTATAAATCAATATTCCATGATAGTATTTGCCTTCTGTATCGTTTTGCTCTATTATTCTATTCGTATCTAAATATAAACTAACTTGCATATCATCAAACATAAGTTCTTTATTTTGTAGCAAGTTGTTTACTTGTTGCATTATTCCTCTTACTTCTTTTTTACCTTTATAACTTGAAAAAATATCTATAGTTTGATAATCATTATAAGCAAATCCTGTTTTAGTTGAATTATCATCTCCATAACTAACACCTATTTGAATATAAGGACATTTAGCATCTTTTGGTACAGTGTCATAAACATCATAAGGAAGCTTATTTAGTATGTAATATAGATATTCTTGTACTTTTGCATCAATCATTTTATAACCTTTCTATAAGTTCATCTATTTTTTTATCTAGCTTTTCTTCATTCTTCTTTACTGCAGGTTCAAAGAATGGTTGTGCTTTTGTCCCTGGATGATGAACTTCTTTTGCAAATATATCTGTATTTCCTTCTTTCCAATGTAGTGCTTGTTTGTTTTTAGGTTTTATCACATGTGGCCTTGTTCCGTATTCTACATCTTCAGCATATTCTACATTAGTACCACATTCTCCACTCATTTTACCAGTTATATTAGTAGTTATAGAACCTCTAAGTCGGCCAGTATCAACAGGACAATTTCTTTTAGCATCTGTTTCTATACCATATAAAGTGCTTTTTACTAAGTTTGATACTTCATTTTCAATTTCTTTGCTATCAAATAGTTCTTCTGCTTCAATTTGTATTTTAATTTCCACTGTCATCACGCTCCATAACTACCATATAACACTTGCCATAGTCTGCTATAGATACTTTTTTATATTTTTTATCTTTATAAAGTATTTTAAAATCACTATCTAGATCATCTAATATTTTTTCTTTAGTAAATAATTTATTTAAAGAATATGAAATTTCTCTTCCTTTGCTATCTATAGATTTAACTGTATAGGGAGCTACTTTACATTTTATTGTCTTTAACTCTGTTTCAGTTTCTTCATATCCTCCCATACTATCAGATATTTTTTCTACAACTAAAATAGTTGCTTTTTCTCTGTAATCCATTACAACATCCTTAACTTTCTAGATTTAGATTTTATGTTATTTTTCTTATATAAATCTAAAATACCAAGATAATCATCAAAATCAGTTGTGCTATAAGTTGTAGATAATACATCTATCTTTTCTGTTGTTATGCCTTCTGCTCCGATTCTACGATATCTTTTTATAGCTACTTCCTCTGCTATATATTCAAGCTGTTTTGGTATTTCATTGCCTTCTAAATATATAGATAAGTAATTAGCAGCATCACTTAAAAGGACAGTTAGAAGTTTATCCTCCGAACTGTCCTCTGTTAATCCTAATTTTAGTTTTATATTTGAAATATCCATAATATTATCCTAATATTCTAGTTGCTAATTCTGGATACATTGTTTTATATCCGTATAATACATCCATAGATAACATTTCTTTTTTAGTATGCATATCATATCCTTTTACAACTCTTAAAGTTATACCATTGTAAGAAGTTGTATAAGCATCTACACCACTTGGAGAAGATAAAGGTCTAGTTACAAATGCAAATGCATTAGGATTAAATGCTAAGTTAGCAGTATGGCCTGCTTCTATTTTTATAGTATCAGATGTATTTACATCTGCTTTAAGTGCTGGATATAATTTAACTGTTATGCTATTTGTAGAAGCTGTAGCATCTTCTGTTACAACATAATTATTTTTAGCTATGTTGATTATATCACCTTTTTTAACATTTCCTGTTAAAGTATCTTTTGATAATGTTATAGTATTAAGTCCTGCATTAGTTTTAGCTGAAGCTTTTATTCCTGTTGTACCAGCTAAAGAACCAGCTTCATGTACTTTTATACCTTGTGCCATATAGTTTTCAAGTCCCATAACTCTACCTATAGAACCTTCTCTTAATGCTTGAGTTGAACCAGATTTTTCTGCATTTACTATAGCTGGAATGGTAGTAAATTTAGCATCAGCTTCTGGGTCCCATATAGCAACTCTACCGTTTACAGGTACTTTATTTATATTTAACATTTTTCTAGCATCAGCTATATCATTTAAAGTAGATGGAGTTGTTCCAGCAGTACCAACACAATAAGGTATATCTTTATATAATTCTAATCCATCAGCGTTTATTTTTTCTGCTAATGCAACTGCTGCAGGTTCTAAGAATAATCTATTTAGATCATCTACATTAGTAACCATTTGTATAGCTGTAAAATCTACATCTACAGTAGCTAATCTGTCTAAAGTAACTTCAACAGATTCTTCTTTTACATCTTGTGCTTTTGTTCCTTCTGATTCATTAAATTCATCTGCTTTTAATACAACAGGTTTTTTAACTTGTATTTTAGAGCCTTTTCCTTTTACAAATTCATTGGAATAGTCTCTATAAACTAAGTTAGGGAATACTAGATTTTCTATTAATCTAGGTAATAATTGTCTTGCTATCTCTTTTACTTCTATAAATTGATTTGCCATTAATCATCAGTCCTTTTCTATTGTTATTGTTATTTTTTATTAGCAAAGTATTGTCTATAATATTCATCGTCTGACATTTCAGAAGTATCTTGATTATTGTAATTTGTTTGTTGATGTATATCTTTGAAGTTTCCGTTGTTTTTCAAGCGTGCACTAACTCTCTTTTCAACTTCTTCTTCAACTCGTCTTTCAAATGCTTCATTTTCTGCTTTTTTTAGAGCTTTAAATTTTTCTAAGTTAGCATGTATTTCATCTGCGTTTTCTCCACCGATAAATTCTGCATATTCTTCTGATATGTTATCTGCTTTTAGTTGTTTTTTCTTTTCTTCATTTAAATCTCTTAATTCCATACTTCTTTGAAGTTTCTCATAATTAGCATTAGCTTGTCTGACTTGTTCTTGTAGTCTTTCATTTTCTGTCATACTTGCAAGTCTTTGAGCTTCTTTTTCTCTTTCTGCTTGTTGTCTAGCTTTTATTTCAGCTTGTTTTACTTTTTCGTCAGCTTTCTTTTGCCATTGAGAATACTTTCTATCAAACATTTTGTCTAATTCTTCTTGAGTGATATTTAATACTTTACTTTCTCCACCTTCGCCACCATTAGTATTATCTATAGGATTATCTTGTGGAGGTTCTTCTCCACCTTCGTTGCCTTCTGCTAATAGTTGAAGGTTCATATTTATTTTGTTGTTTTCCATATTGTCTTTCCTTTCCGTTTTAGTTTCGTCAAACATATTTCCATGAAGCTTTTTAAGTCATCATCACGTTTTGGACATAAAAATAAGCCCTTTCGGACTTTTATTGTTTTTATTTAATTTTTTATTTATTTTCAAAGGTATAAACTATCAAGGAACTTTTCACAAATACCTTAAAATTGATTTAAATAAGTCGTATTATGTAAACTTATCTTCTATTTCTTTTCCATTTAGTCTTTTTATTTATTCCTTGCATTCTTCTAATATAGTCACTAAAACTTTCTACATTAAAATCTTCTACATTCCAATATGTTGGCAATATCTTATTCCTCCTATAAACCTATATTTTCTTTAAACGGATTAATCTTTAGACTGTCTATCTCTATTTTTTTACCTATAAACATTTCTGGATTATCTCTTATTAATTGATGTAATCCTCTTGCTATACCTTCAATTAATTCTTCATCTTCTGCTTCTTTAAATCCTCTATCGTGCAATATACCATGTATTATTTCATGCAAAAAAGTTACTTCTAAATGTTGGTCACTTGCTATTGTTGCATCTAATTTAATTTCAGTTGTTGCATAATCAATTTCACCATAACATTGTTGATTGTTTAATACTATTGGTGTATCTTGCATTATTACATCAAAATCAAGACTTCCTATTCTAATTTTGTTTGGTATATTCATTAATATTCTCCTTCCTTATAATCAATTACAGGGACTACAGTACAGCGTAGGTTCGACAGAAGCAATGAAACGGTGGGACATTACTACCATAACTTACTTCTTCGATTTTAATCACCTCCCTGTCCATGCTTTCACAGTCAGCACATGTTCTTTCATCATAAGCAACACATATTTCAACTGCTTTTATCCCATTCTCTTTATATCCGTCTATATGTCCTTTAGTTGTAAAGAAATTTGTTTCTGTTCTTATAAGTCTTTCAGCTTCATACTTAGTAACTTTTTCAAACTTTCTTATTTCGCTACCCATTTTCTGAACTGATTGACCTTGTATTAATCCTTTTGTAATAGTTTCTTGGATTTTATTCAGCGTAGCTGTTTTGTTAGTCCATATTCTACTACTAAACTGTCTGCCACTCCAAGGATATCTAATAGCTTCTTCAATAGCTTTCTTAGGTAATACAGCATTACTTCTGCCTACATCTTTTAAAGCTTCTTTATATGTTCTTTTGTAAGCTCCAGTTAAATGGTCTGTCATAGTCATTTGCGTATTATTTGTATGCTTTATTAATTGTATGTCTATTGCATCTAGTAAGCTTTGTAACCTTGTTACATTCTCTCTAGCGCCTATTCTTTGCCATTCTATTAACACTTCTTGGCTATTAGTTTTATTGTAAAGTTCTCTTAATTCCTGAACTTTATCACTGTACTCTCTTAATTCTATTAGATTAAGAAGCTTAGTTGCTTCTGTATAAGTTAAATTATTTTCTTTAGCATATTTATTGTAAAAGTCATTTAATTCTTTTGATATTTCTGTATAAGCATTATGATAAGCTTTACGTATTTTTTTTATAATCTTATCTTCTGATAATTTACTCTTTTTATCTCTGTCTAACATTCTTTGATGCCAATATTCCCTGTTTTTCATACCAGCATAATATTTAGCTTTTCTACCCATGTATAAACTCCAAAGCAAGTATTACAACAGAAACATTTAAAACAATATCTATAAAACTCGCTACTCTATCACTTGTAATTTTACAAGTAAACATTCCTATGCAATTTATCATCAGTACTAAACAATTAGCTATTAGAACTATCCATGCTATTATCGTTATTAACATCTTCGTTTTCTCCTTCATTATCTTTTTCAAGTTTTGGATCACTTATATCACTATCTCGATATATATCCATTACTTGCATCTTTTCTTCATCTTCCTTTTGTTTACGTTCTATTTCTTCTTTTGCATTTTCAACAAAGGATAACTGAGATATAAGAGTTTCATCAGATAAGATTCCGTTTAGTTTTGCTACCATGTCTGCCATTTCTGTTACATTTGTTGGTAATGCTCTAGTAAATGTAAGTTTTATTTCTCTATAATCAAAGCTTTTATTGTTTTTAGCATTAATAACATTAGTTACAAGTTCAAGCATTCTTTGTATAGATTTCTTCCATTTACGTTCTTTTTTACTCATGTCTTTTTCTAATCCGAATAACTTGAATTTCAATGCTACTCCAGATGCATTTCCAGCGAAGCTTTCATCAGTTAAAGGAGGTGTTTTAGTTAATTTATGAAAATCAGCTACTAATCTATTTAATGTATCTTGTATATACGTATCATTAATATCTTTTGTAAGGAATTTAGCATCTCCATCTTCATCAACCAGTAGTATTCTGTTATTTTTCATATCTTTTACATCATTTTCATCTGTAGCACTTAGATTTTTAAGCATTAAATAAGCGTTATCGAAATATTCAACTTCGTTAACGCAACTAGATATGATACTTTCAATAGCATCTACAATTGATATTTGATTCTCAAAGCATCCTTTTCGTTCTGTATTTTCCATAAACTCTACAACAGGAATATCACCGAAGTTATGAAATTCATCTTCTACCAACTCTAACACTCCAGAAGGTCCTATATAATGATATATTTTATCTTTAGTCCATAACCTAACATCTAGATTAATTGTATCTTTTTCGATATCTTCATATTCATAATATCTTATAGCACCTATCACATTCTTAGATAAGCTTGTATCATGTATAACAAAGCAGTTCTTAGCAGATTCAGTAGTAAATCTAACATTAGCTTCTTCATCTGTATAAAGTATTAAAAATGCTTGTCCATCAATCGAAGTAAAGTGATCTAATTCCATATTACATTCTTGAAAGTCATTATATTCTAATATATTATCAAGAAGCTCTTGTTGAGTTTCGTCCTTACATGTAAATGTAATTGGTTCTCCAGAAAAATAACCTGTTCTTATATCCACAGCGTAGCTTGGTAAAGATTCTATTATTTTATAGTTAGGTTTATTCTCATCTTCTTGTTCTCTAAGCAGTATTTTATGCTTATCACTATAATAATTTTCATTTCTTATAAACTTGCTTTGAAATATTTTATGTCTAGATATTAACTTTTCTACATCTTGTGGAGAAATTTCCTTCGAATTAGTTTGAAAGAATGGCATATCATTGTACAGTATCACTTTATCACCTCCTATATTCCTAAATTTAATTTTTTACTTCTTAATCTATTTTTATTTATAGTCATACAGTAATAACGTATTTGGTCCATACTATGGTCATTAACTTTTAAAGGTGCATCTTTGCCATTTTGTGTTGCTTTTTCATCCCATGCATATGAGCCAAACTCTTCCATAGTTGATTTACAACTTTTATCAAATAAAATTTTACCTTGAGTTAATAAACTTCCTACAAGTCTTATTCCATCTAATACAGAGTTATTAGCCTCTTTAACTTTAAATCCATCTTTTTTAAGTTGAGTAATAAAAGAAGCTGCCGAAGGGTCAACTATTATTACTTTTACTTTATAACCTTCTATAAATTCTTTTAAATCTTTAGAATACTCAACATCTGTTTTCTGTATTCCAGTATCACGGCCACTATAGTAATACTCTTTTATCATTACATGTTTATTATCTGTAGTTTTTCCCCATAAACCAAAAGCTGTAGGGTTTTGAGTACCATAGTCGCAACTAACGTAATATTCTTTGTATTTATATTCAGAAGCATCTACAACATGTTTATCTTTATCAAACATATCATAAATAATTCCTTCTGCTATACACCATAATCCTAAAATATATCTTTTGTAGAACACTCCAGAATACATGGATTTATATCTATTTTTAATTTTTTCTGATAAAGATAAGTTATCGTCCATAGTAAAATGCAAGTAAATTAGATTTTTTTCTTCAATTTTTTCAATCCAATCTTTTTTAAACCAATGAAAAGGTCCATCTGGATTGCAGTTAAACCAAAATTTACTGCCCTCAACTGAGCAACGACCAGTAGCTTGGTTAACAAAACTTTCAGGCATCAATGCAACTTCATCAAAGAATACTCCAGCTAAAGTTATACCTTGTATAAGGTCTTGACTTCGTTCATCTTTACCGCCGAAGATATAAAAATAATTTGTTACATTCCCTTTGGTTACGATTAGTAGGTTATCAGCCCTTTTATCTTCTGTTTTATATCCTCTTGATTTAAGCATTAGCTTCAACCAAAATAAAACATTCCTTCTAAATGAGCCTATTGTCTTACCACACATGCCAAAGTTTTGGCCATTAAAGCTTTCCATTGCCCACAAAGAGAAGCTTAATGACATTGAAATGGTTTTACCACTTCTTATTGCTCCATCAGCTATAATTCCGTCTTTATCATGTACAGGTGAAGCTGGTAGCCACCAAGTTAGTACCTTTTTTTGTTTTTTAGAGAAAGGACTAAATTTTATAACTGCTTTTTTAATACCTAAATTTCTAGATGATTTCATTTTACTAACTTTATTTTTTAGATCTGAAATATGTTCCTTGATATTAATCATCGTTCCACACCTCGTCAACTTGTGCATTTAAAGCATCTATAAATCCATCATCCTCGATAGGTCCTTCATCTCCACCTTGTTTTAATATAGCTAACTCAGTTTTCATAACTTCTAAATCAAGTTTATATTTATCTTTATCAGATAACATATCCGTTCTATCAGATAGCCATTGCAATGCTTTCATTTTATCTTGTAATTTTATTTTAATACCGTCTCTTCCTTCTGATATTTCACTTATCAAGCTGCCATCTACATTATTACTATCTTTTAAATCTACATAGTTAACTGTATATGGTCCAAATTCACCCTCTCGTTCTTGTTTGCCGAAAGTAATATAATCAGTTATATCAGAAAAAGCTATATCCATATACTTTTGAAATATCCTTTTACTAAGAAGCTTAGAATTTATTTCTTGTTCTTCTAGGCATTCATTGGTCAATCTATCTATTTCAGCTTTTATGTTAGGTTTTGCTAGGTTTTTAGAACCTTCTGTTCTCGCTGTATCATAACTACAATCATATGCTCTTTGATAAGCTTTTGTAGCATTAAAATTTTCTATATAGTAAATACAAAAAAGCTTTTGTTTTTCAGTTAATTCATCACTTAAATTATTTTCTATTTTTTTTAGCTTTTTCGTAGAAGTTTTCTTATTTTCCTTTGTTGCTTTTTTATCTGCAACGTTGCATTTATTCTTGTGAGACGTTGCATTTATTTCATTATCCCATTTATATCTGTTTTTCCAGCTTCTTACTGTACTTTCAGATACACCAAGTTGCGTAGCGATATCTTTTAGCAAGATTTCTCCATTATGTTGTTTGTATATTTCAAATGCTTTATCTCTATTTGGACTTCTTGCTCTGGACATTTATCACCACCTCGTTATTTTCTAATTTATTTATCAATTTATTTCTGTATGTATTATCATTAGTCAATCTAATAAGACTTTCTATATCCCTTTCACTTAATTTATCGTCAATTTCTCTTTTTATTGCCATAATAACTAATATTTTAGCTTTATAAAAATTTGAAACATGCGTATGTCCTATCTCGAATTTTTTATTAGTATTGTGAACAACATAACCATTGCTACATTGATAAATACTATACTCTTTCCTCTGAAAAATTTTTCTACTCATTTTTAGATCAACTCTTTCTTTGCAAAATAAAAAGGCCCTAATTAGGGCCTTTTACACTTTAAAATCAAAGGGGTATAAGATTTAAAATGTGAACTTTTTATATTAATTAAATAGGAGAATATCTAACAAGCTGTAAGAATCGAACTTACAATACTTAAAAGTACATCCAATGCTTGTACATTGCTAGAAGTTTTTAAAACTCCTAGCTACAATTGTCTAAAAATAAATTAAAATATTGTTGGAGGAATAAACATACGCTAAAATCACTAAAACTCATAAAAATATAGCAATACTGGTAGAAAGTTTACCAGGCTTTCCACCTTATAAAATAAATTAAATGTTAACATAAAAGAAAAATAACCTTTTTTATTATTTCTCTATACTATTATAGTAACATAAATCGATATGACATTTAATGCCACATTTACTATAATTTCATTTATTCTAAAGCTAAACATAAAAGGACAGTCATTTCAGGACTGTCCTTACTTCGATGCAATATTTGCATCTTAATACCCTTATTCTAAGTTTTCAATTAATTTTAATCTTCTTCATAAACATCAGATATGTCTTCATCGTGTTCATAAGTATCAGGTATGTCTTCATAAAAATCGTGGAAAGATTTATAAAAACTATCCATCGCTTTTACTTCTATTTTTAGTTCTTCATCATTGTCATCTTTTCTGTATCTGTCAACAACTTTCTTCCATTCATTTAATTTTTGGAAGATTTCTTCATAAAATTCTTTTGGTAAACCATGTTTCTTTTCCATTAAATCAACCCCCTTTTTTTTATTTTATTCTACATATATGTTTCAAAACCTTCTTTATTTATAACTTTTTTGCAAAATATGTAATTAAAAACGCAAAACAAAAGAGAGTGAAATATCACTCTCTAATATTAATATATTTCTTATCTTGTTGCATATTCTTGATAAATTTCTACAAATTCATCATAATCCCAAACTTCTACTATTTCTGATATATCTACAACAGGTTCTTCGTCATGCCCATCTTCTACATACCATCCTTTTACTATCATTACTACATAATCATTATCATAATATGGTAGATATTCTGTAAAATCATCTACATTCCAACAGCAACTCTTTCCATTTAATATAGAACATCCTTCTTCTATTGCTTCTTCTTTTGATTTATATATCATTCCCCAACTTTCTTCTCCCATTTCATGAGAAGGATTTTGGAAACGATAGAACATATTATCGTCATAATTGCAATCTTCTATCTTTTCTATACTTGGTTTTCCATTTGTTTTATAAACTAATTCTTTTAACATTTTTCTTAACCCCTTTCGTTTATCTTTATCTTATACTTATATAATATATCAAACCCCGTTTATTGTCAACCTATTTTTGGTATTTTTTCTATTTTATTCATTTTTTCTTATAAATAAATATGTTACAATTTAATAAAGGAGGAATTGAATATGAATAATACACAAATTTTAGCAAAGCATTGCAAAGTTAAAGTGCCAGTGACCCCTTTAAAAGACTTAGAAAATTGTTTTTTTTGTGGAAAACAAATCAAAGAAGGTATTCCTGTTAAAAAAGTAGTTAGTAGTAATTTCACTAACTATGAGGATTGTAAAAGTATAAATAGTCTTAACTGCTGTCAAGATTGTGCAACTACAATAAAAAACGCAGATTTAAGAAAAAACAACTTTGTAGCAGATAAAGATCATCTGTATTTATTAAAGAAAAATGATATAGAAAACTATTTGTTTGATTTAGATAAATATGTAAAAGATGAATTTGTAATAGGGATAACTACATCTTTTAAAAAACATAATTCTTTTAGATGTAGAGTTAATCAAGATACTTCAAAATTTTACATTAGACAAGAAGATAAAGAATTTTTATTTGATGTAAAAGAAATGAAATATTTATATGACAAATTAAACGATGCATATTTGCAATTTTCAAAAGACGAAATCTTATCAGGTAACTATTCATATATAGCAATAGAGCAATTTGGTTTAGAAAAATTTTTAGAATATGAAAATTTATTTAGCAAATATAGAAAAACACATCAATTCGAATTGCTTGTATATATTTTAAATTCTGAACGTAGAAATGAGTATATAAAACAAAAGCAAAAGGAACAGAAAGAAGAAGCAGCTAAATTAAAAGCACTTAAAAAACAGTCTAAAAAAGGAGATAAATAACATGGATAAAAATATACAACAATACTGTGTTGCAACATTATCTGAAATTTGGGCACAGATAGATTGGGATAAAGTAAAAGGTAGTAGAGCACTTGGAATATGGGACGAATTTACATCTAAAGTAAAATCTAGTGCTATGACAACAACTAGCTATGAAACATTTGTAGAAAAACTTTGTAGAAAAATGGATGTACGAAGTTTAAAATTTGCTATGATTAATGAAATATCAGAATTAGATTTAGATACAAAAGCACAAATATTAAAATGTTTTCGTTATGAAACTCAAATTGTAATTTTAAAACTTAGACTTCAAAATCAAATAAGAAAAGAACAAATGCAAAGAGAAAAAGAAGCAGCTGCAAATAAGGAGGATTAAAAAATGAAAAATGATATTACTTTAAAATTATTAAGCCCACTTATGCATTACGGTGATGAAAGAATGGGCACTATGCAAATAGCTAGATGTATGAAGTTTGAATACAACGGAGATTTTATAGATATTCCTGTTTATAGTGGAAATGCTTTTAGAGGTATTATGAGACGTATCGCTATGAGAGATTTTTTAGAAAAAATAGATATAGCTGAAGAAGGTATAAGTCCTAAATTATATCATTTATTTTTTACTGGAGGAACTCTTACAGGTGGTGGACGTTTCTGTGAAATAGGAGAAAAAAGAGAAATGAGACGATTATGCCCTCCACTTAGCTTATTTGGTAGTGCAATTGGAGACCAAATTCCAGAGGGTAAAATGAAAGTAGGAATTTTTAAACCAATTTGTAAAGAAACAGAAGATTATACAGGAATACATAGTGATGTATCTTTCTATGATATGTTAGAAGAAATTTTTTACACTAGACGTGATGATCTAAAATCTAGTAGTTATGATATTATCAAAGATGAAAACAATGAAAAAAATAAAAAAGAAAATCCTGTTCAAATGAAATATGAAATGCAAGCATTAAGTGCTGGGACTAATTTAATATCCTCTATAGTTATAGAAAATTCTAACGATATAGAAGAATCTTGCCTAGAATCTATAATAGAAAAATTCAAAGAAATGCCTTTTATAGGTGGAAAAAGTGCCACAGGACATGGTGAAGTTGTAATTACGTATAAAGGTAACAAAGGCTCTAGTTTATATTATGATTATTTAGAGCAAAATAAAGAAGAAATAAGAAACTGGCTTAGAAATTTGGAGGAAAAATTATAAAATGACATTAGATAATTTTTTAGAGATAGGTTCAATATGGTCATCTTCAAATCAATTCTTAAGAAAATTGTCTAAATCAAAAGAAGTTATAAAAGAACAACTGTTAAAACATGATAAGCCTTACATTTGTCTAAGTGGTGGAAAAGACAGTGTTGTGATGGCCTTTTTAATTGCTGATGTAATCCAACATGATATAAAGAATTATAAAGGAGATATTATATTATGGGGACACGTTAGCGATGCATCTTACCCAGGAACAGTTGAAATTATGGAAGAAGTATCTGAAAAAACTGGAATAAAACTCGTTTTAGATACTTCTCCAGTATCTGCTTTTGAAGTTTTAGACGATTCTGTTATAAAACAATTTGGTAAACAAGGTTATTTCTTTGATGCTATAGAAAATTGCATTAATACATATAATAGAAATTTAAGTTTTATAGGTGTAAGAGCATATGAAAGTAGAAGAAGAATGAGAGCTGTAAAAGCACACGGTATGACTTTTACTTCTAATGTGCCTACATTCTGTAATATATGTTATCCCCTTGCTTGGTATAAATTAGAAGATATTGCAGCATTGACTTATATGTATAATACTCCTATTCACCCTGTTTACTCAAAAGTAGATACTAGATTAAAATATAATTGCACAGACGAAGGTTGGATAAGACTAGGTTATTTAACTGCTAAAGATTTATTAAATGAAGGCTCTGCAGTATTTATAAAAAGAAATTATCCTGAGCAATTTGAAAAATTAATACAACATTATCCTGAAATAAGAAACTATGTTTAAAGGGGTTGAGAATGTATGTTTAAAAATTTTAAAGTAATAGCACACTTAGGAAGCCCTATTTGTGCTATTGATGATATCATACTAGATTCAGTTATAAGTGCTGCTATGTACAAAGATTTACTTAAAGATGACTATTATTTTGGTTCAAATAAGTACGGAACAAAAGAACAAATAGATAATATGCTATCAACAATATTAGATAAGCAATATGGTGTTTACTGTACAAGTTACGGTTTTGGAAACGATAAAGAAACTATTTCTAGTTGGTCCAAAAGATTCGATGTAAAGAATGATGATCTAATAAAATTCACTGGTAAAGGTAAAAAAAGATTTGATTTAGGTGCTGGATATTTTAAAAATTATCATATGCCTGTAGTTTTAAAATCTGTAAAAACCTTAACTTTCTATGTTAGAGGTGATATGGAAAAAATTAAATATTTATTAGAAAATTATATTTTTTACATAGGCAAAAAACCTTCTCAAGGATATGGTGAAATTGTTAGATGGGAATTCAAAGAAATTGGAGAAAATATAAGTGTGTTAGATAAAGAAAACAATAACATGAGAAATATCCCTTACAATGAAATTTCTGATATACTTGAAGAAAATGCTAATAAATCAAAAGATTTTACATTTAATCTAAAAAAAATGCCAGTAATTCCGCCTTACTGGAGACCAGATTGTAAAGAATTATGTGTGGTATAAAATAAAAAGCTAGGAGACTTAAAGCCTCTTAGCTTTCTTTAAATTCATTTTCAATTATTCTATGAATATGTTCAGCCAACATTTTTTTACTTGGCTTACGAAGAAAAGTATCATATCTGTATAAAACCTTCTTCCCTTCTAATAAATCAGAAATAACCATTCCTATTTCTATATTTCCATTATTATAAATAATACCCATTAAATAGTCATCTTCTAAATCAGAAAATTCTTTTGCAATTTCATAACATTTTCTTTTTGATACTTTCATACTTATTCCTCCTTTGCCCATTTTAATTTTCCATTTTTCTTATAATTATTTTGTCCCTATCAAAGGATAATTCTATCCTTCTATTTTCTTCATCAATTCCTAATTCATTTAACCAGCTTTTCGGAATTGATGATATTCTAGCAGATGTATTTTTAAACTCTGCTAATACAACTTTGTTTTCAATTAACTCAAAGAGTTCAATTCCTAGAATTTTCTCCAGTTGTTTTAAAGTCTCTGGTCTTGGAGTTCTATCCCCTTTTTCATATTTTTTTATAGTTGCTATAGTTAAACCAAGTGATTCTGCTAACTGTTTCTGAGTTATTTTTTTTTCTGTTCTTGCTGTTTTAATCTTTTCACCTATTGTCATTATAAGCCTCCCTATAATAAAATAAAGCCTTTTTATTCGGAAGGCTAACCGATTATTTTAACGTTTGCAAAAGCAACTACAACCTCCAGGAACTAAAGTTCCTTTCTTTGTACATTTTGCACTTAACATAGATGCTAAATAATAATACTTACATATAAAACACTTACTGTACTTACTCATATAAATCTCCTTTCTTCCCACCCTTGTATTTAGACGAATATTATAGTGGGTTCGCCTTTATTTTTTTATATATTTTAGCTGTTCTATCTTTTTTATCAAAATGTAGTTTTCCATATTTAGTTGTAACTATGAAAGTTTCTCCTAAATCTTCTACTTTATAATATTTAAATTCTCTTGCGAGTTCCTTGCAACAATCTAAGAATATTTCAGGACTACCAAAACTTGATATAAAACAGTTTGTTTTTATGTCTCCTAATAATTGTGATAATTGATAATCTCTTTTTATAGCTTTTATGAAACTTTTTAATCCTCTAGTTTCTGCTATTAATTCATCTTTGTATTCATACTTCTTTTCTTTATATGGTGATACTGATGTAACCTTACTTCTTCCATCTACTTCTGCAAAATAACTCATATTAATCCTCCTTATTCTTTGATATATTTTGATGCTTCTATTATGCAGTCTCTTATAGCACCTTTTATTTCTTCTAATCCATAAGATTTTGGTACATCTTCTAATTTTTGTAAAAGTTTTTCAGGATTATGAAGAGTTTTTTCATAAAATCCTTCACCTGTTCTTTTACTATATTCAACTAGATATTTTCTATAAAATTCATATTTCATTACTAACCAATCCCAAGGATTTCCCCAGCTGTCGCCAAAATGATATACATATGCTTCATAAGTGAAATCA